CGGGCGGACACGTCGGAGATGTTGTTCTGGATGGAGTGGTGAGCCTCCTCATCGTCGTTGTGGGCATCTACGAGCTTCTGCGCTTCCTTCAGGAATGCCGGGAGCATCGTGACCGAGCAATACTGCTCCACATCTTCCGCCGTCATCCACGCCTCGCATTTGTAGTCTACGGTGACTCCCAGCCCCTCGCCGATGACGATGCACACCGGGAAGCGGCGGACATCCACGCCGGTATTGGATGCAGCGCTGACGTACTGCGGGTAGTCACCCAGCGTGCCATAGTAGATGAGGACTTCACCCTTGTCCGGGTCAAATGCGAACACGCCGAACTCCCGGAGCCAAAATCCGTGGTCAAGCCCGCCGTTCAGGTCGGAGCGGTACTCCACGATCATGCGGACGCTGGCCCCATCATAGACCGGGGCGGTCGATGTGCCAGCGGCCACCGGCTCGACCAGCGCGGTCATCGCGGCCGGCTTCACATCATCCGGGATAGTGCCGCTGCCCACCATAATCTTGGAAATCGGGAGCTGCTGCCCGGCAACCAGCTTGGCAATCAGCTCTCGGCCGCTGTCAGTAACAACAAAGCCATAGTAGCTCATAACTCATCCTCCTCAAGTTCAGGCAGTTTTGTCTGCGTGATGTTCTGTGCAGCCGGAACCGGCAGCACGGTGTCGATGAATGCTTCGCCGGTTTCGATCTCCGGCAGGGTCGTTGTCGTATAGCCCCGGCCAAGAATGCCCTCGACCGGCACATCTGCAACCATTTCAGGAGCCTCGGTGTTCGCCACCACCAGAATTGCCACACCCGCCGCCTTGATGAACGGAGCGTTCAGCAGTTTTGAAACGTCAGCTTCCGGTGTCAGGGCATCGGTTTCAAAAATCATGGTGGCCGGGATGGCCGGGTCCTCGCGGTAATGCAGGGGCTTGTCCCAGAACATTTTGAACGCCCGGATGATGTCATAGTAGGTGCAGTTGTTGGTGTTCTTCCAGATTTTGTATATCAGGTACGTCCGGTAGGCATCATCATCCAGTACATACACAGATTCTTTGGCGCAGGCCAAAGCACCGGCTTCAAGGCGGGTCAGAACCGCATTGTCGCCGATGCCATCAAGCTGCTTCCCAACTGCGGTCTGGATATTCCGCTTGTTGCGCAGGTCTTCGTAGAACTGTCGAACCTCGTTCAGCTCATCACCAACGGCCTCCATGAGCGCGTCAATGACCGGCTTGCCCTTGAACTGCTCCACAAGATCATCCCGGAGCTTCTGGACGTAATCAGCCATCCATGACCACCTCAATCCTGTTTTCGTCCGTAACGGCCCGCTCCCGTGCCGAGATGGACACGCTGCGCTGGGTGTAGCCAGTGGGCATATCGCCGTCATTCGGTGTTGCAAACAACCATACGTCGATGTAGTCGATGCCAGACACCTGAAGGTTGAACTTCTGCGGGATGACGTTCTCGCCCGCCCCCAGTACGCTCATTTTCTCCAAAATCTGCTCTTTGACAAGCTCGACATAGTTGGTAGGCGGATTTGTGTTCGGACTCAGAGTGACGCCAACCTTGAACCAGACCTTGACGTACGTCGGCCGGTTGAAGCGCACCACGATGTCTTCGCCGTAAACGCCGTGCAGGGTGGTTTCTACGCTGCCGAAAGTATTGATACCGCCCGCCTTTGTGTTCAGGATTTGCTGGGCAATTTCCGTTGCGTCGCCGCCCTCGACCACAACTTCGATGCTGTGCGGCCACCGGCCGGCAGAATCGACTTCATTTGTGCAGTTTTCATAGGGAGCTACGCTCACCACACCCTGCACATTTTTCAGGATGGCGCTCTTGATGCTTTCCAGCATGGCAGACGAGCGGTTGTAGATTTTGTTCGTGTAGGACTTTCTGAACTCCACATCGCTCTCTGCGAGCTGACCGGCAACATAGCTTCCCACGTTGACCACGGACTCCATGCCCGGAACAGCTTTCGTGATCTTCGTAATTACGCCGTTCGGAATGAAGATGTCGCCCGGCTCGGCAGTCTCAAATGTGACGATACTGCCCACAGAAGCAGTGGTCAGGTTTTCTGACAGGACCAGCGTATTGGAGCTGGTTTCATCGACCGCCTCGATTACGATAGTGTCGTTGATGACCGTCACATGAAAATCCTTATCCGTGATGGCTGTTCCCAGAGCCTCTAGGGCTTCGCTGGTGCTTTGTTTGGGGTCAGGGGTGATGGTGTATAGGTTTCCGTTAAGAGCCACCCCAAGGGCCGTTGTAGCCGCCGGTGATGCAAGGATGACGGTGGCCTTGTTGAAAGCCGACCTCGTGATGGTTGCGTCTGCGGTAGCCATCAGGCTGGTTGCCGGGTTTGTGTCGGATGCGATCACCGTTCCTGCCGGAATGGTTGTTCCATCCAGACCGGTGCAGAGGATGCTGTAATAGGACTTCGCTGCCATTTCACGGGTGGAGCCGCCAAACTGTGCAGCATAGTCCAGACTTGCGCCGGTTGCGCTGGATGTGTACTGCGAGTGGTACACATCTACGCCAAATTCCCACAGCTCTGCAATCTCATCTGCGACGTTAGTCAGAATGTGATTCAGCAAAGACTGCGGGTTCTGCCGGGTGTTTACGCCGAGGCGGTCTGTCATCTTGCTGTGCATATCCTCAAGGATGACATCAAGACGTTTCGGATTCGGCCCCTGCGGGGTCAGGCCATATTTTGCCACGGGATTTTGACCTCCTCTCTAAAGCTGTCCTCATCCGTGTTGAACGTGATCTCCACGGATGCCCTACGGCTTTTCTTGTCGATGTTGAACAGGATTTCCGATACATCCGTCACTCCATCGACAGACATCACGGTTTCCCGGATAAGATGCCGGAGTTTGGACTCATTCGGATTTTTGACCAGCAGGTTCTCAAAGTACGGAAAGCCGAGCGAAGGCATCAGCCGCCACTCTCCAAAGAACCAGAGCAAACGAATACGGACAGCCTGTACGATGCTGTCCGTAGCTGAAATGTCGTCTGCCGCCGAGAGTTCTAAGTCCCCGGTGGCATCGAGCTTCAGGTCTATCACGCTTTTTCCTCCTTTACTGCGGCTTCCCGGTCATGCCGCCGCTGTCGCCCCTGTGGACGTGGTTTGCAAGGCTGATGCTACCGCCGGATGCCTTGACATCATCCCTTGCGGTGATACCACCCTTGACCGTGAGCTTTCCGGTGATGTCCACGCCGTCAGGGGAAATTGCCAGCACCGCGCCGCCGACTGTGACCTGCACAAGGCTCGGCTCCACTTTGACCTCGGCCGAACCGAGAGTCAGTTCTGCGGTCTTGGGCGTGATCTTGGCCTTTGTGTCGCCTGCGGCAATGGCTACGGCATCCTCATCACAGGCCAGCTTCATGGTGCTGTTGCCGCCAGATGTAAGATTTGGAATGGCAATGGCGTTGGTCAAGTCGAACTTCAGCTTGGTGTCAGTTTCCTTACCATACATCCAGTAATCAAGCGCCTGCTCGCTGAAAACCAGCAGGCATCCATCGCCTTTCTTAATGGGCCATGCGATAGTGACGTTTTGGCTCTGCGGGAACATGACCGGGACTCCTGAGATTTCTGGGAAGTCCATCGTGCTGCCATCCGGCTTTGCGAACTTTGCCTTTGGCAGAACTGTGGCAACACCCTTGGTCGGGTCGTAGCTTTTTATCTCGCCCGGAAGCGCCGTGTGCATATCCTCCGTCGCGCTGCGGGCGCTTTTATTGATCTGGTCAACAAACTCCTGCATCATTCTTGCTTCACCTCCAGCAGGCGGGCTGTGCAGCTCCACGAACCTTCCGTGTTGTCGCCTTCAATCCGAACTGAGTAAACCCGGAAATACCCCTTGACCACCTTGCTATTCAGGTACACATAATCGTCCAGCCCGATTGCGGCGTTCATCAGGTACTCCACGTCCCAGCCGTAGCTGTATCCCTTGTCCTCATTGGAGATTTGGACACGCTCCGGGAGGCCCAACAGGCCCGTTTCTGCCGAAAGCTCATACACCTCGCGGCTCATCGTATCTCCCGGCTTTTTGACCTGCAAGACGCCGTTGTTGATGCTCCAGACCAGCCCGCTGGTTTCACAGGCTTTCGTCAGCACATTTCTGGCCGGGCCAACGTAGCTGTACCCATTCGGGATGTCCTTGAACTCTGCATTGTAGGAGAAAGAAACCGTCACACCCATCTGGTCAGCGGTGTCCTGAATCAGGGTCTTGCAGTTTACAGCCCCGGAATAACTGACGGAAACGTAGGTGTCGCGGACTTCGATGCGGTTATCCACCAGCTCGATCTCCGTTGACCTGTCTGCTCCGTCAGCCTTTGTCGTGGCAAATGTGACCACGCCGGTGAAGATGAGCGGACGGGTGTCGCCGTACCCCGCATGGAGTACGACCACGCAGTCGTTTTTACTCAGCTCTGCAAGGTGTTCGTCGCTCAGATTCCAGATAGTCACTTTGGCTGTATTCTGGCTATTGGTGTCGGCCTTTTCTACCGAAAACGAAACGTGCAGCGGTCGCTTGCCGCTGCCAATTTCAAACCCGGTCGAGCCTGCCTTGCCCGCCGCCAGCCGGTACTGCCTGTCGAAATTCTTCACGGCATTCTCCCCTTTCGATGGCAACAAAAAAGGCCGCGTTTCCGCAGCCCTGAAGGTTTCCTCTTACTTCGCCTTGCTGAGTTCCTTCTTCAGCAAAACGCATTCCAAAATGATATTGTCCAGCCTTTCCACAATGGATTCTTTCTTTCCGGCCGGTGGCCTCTGCGGAGCATCCTGCTCAGATTTTTCTGCTCTGAGCTTATCAGCCGCCATCCTGCATCCGACTTCCTGCGCCTGCGGAATGACCGTGTTGATAATCCACTTGCAGTCATCGTTTAGAACAGGTTTCTTGTTCATAAACTTGATGGCATTTTCCGCAGTGAAGAAGTAGGCCATCACCTTTCCCCGCTTCGTGTCCGTCTGCCAGTCGGCGTAGTATTTCACCGCCTCCACGTTGCAGCGGTTCTGGCTCACCGCCTTGCTTGGGGCTTTATACCCCGCTGCCGTCGCAATATCCTTGCTGCAAAAGAGCGGTGTACCATCAGATTCATAAATCACATGGATTTCCCGCTTGCTCTTGTCGGTAAAGGTCATGCTTTCAGGCATTCCGATCACCTCCGTAGAAGCAGTTCCGCAGCCCATCGTTACGGGCTGCAAAAATTTCCCGGAGAATTATGACGGCGCGTTCCGCCTGCTCCAGCTTGCCCTCCGCAAGGTTATTGTCCACCATGTCGATGGCGACGCCGACATCGCCCATGCGGATTACTTCGCGTTCAAGATCGTTACAGCTCATATCAGTTCACTCCTTTTTGTGTTGAAAGAAGCCCGCTGGTATGATATAATTACGGCAACGGGACTTCTTCATATCGTTCCGGGCAAGAGATTGGAACCAGCGGTGCTTTCTGACGGCTTACCGCTGGTTCTTTTTTTGTTTGCCCGGTTCACATCTTCATTCTAACTTACCATTCTGGTAATGCAATGAAAGTGACCAATGATATGAGCGTTTTGCAAAAGTTTCCCGTTTTGGTCAGTCCGAGGACTGTCCGGCGGACAATCCAACGGATTCTATGTAAAATCGGCCATTTTGAGCGACATTCATCCCAAAACCTCTGAAAAGCCTCTGATTAAACCCGGACTTTACCAGTAAAAGTATATGGAAATTTGTCTGGAACTTTCTGAGAACGAATTGTCAAACCCGTCATCGAAGATTTGTTCAAAATGAGAATTGATTTTACCGGATGATTTGTTCCAGCATCATGCCGGGACAAACACAAAACGAGCCGTCCCATCGGCAAAATCCTGCCGACCGACGCTCTCCTTTTCGGTCAGGACAGCGAAGATGCCGCTGGGCATATCATCCCGGCCGAACAGCAGGTTGAGCGGAAACTGCGGAACCATCTTGACACCGAGCAGCAGTGGCGTTCCGAGTGAATCCATCACTCCGAGCATCCAGTAGCCGCCGGTGTCATTCCATGTGAAGCGCAGTTGATACAACCTGCTTTGGAGGGAAACTTTGACAACGCTGTCGTTCATGTCCGGGACTTCGATAACGAAGTAGTCCACGAACGCCCTCCTTATCCCAGCAAGCCGAAACTGCTGGCAGCGTTATAGAGAACAGAACTCCTGCTGGAGCTGGACGAACCAGACGAAGAGCCGCTGGATGAGCTGCTTCCCGCTGTGCTTGCGGCAGTGGTGCTTGCTTTTCCAGCGGCTTTTCCTGTTTTACCCGACTTGCCGTAGCTGGCCGGGATTTCTGCGGTGGCGGTTTCCGTCACCTCGATCTTCTTGAAGGAAATCGGAATTTCGCGGGCGTAGCCGACCTCCACAGACTTCTTGATGTTCATGCTTGTAATCACCATGTTGGAATACACGCAGTCAGTGGTCGTGACTTCGAGAATCTTCTTGGCGAAATACAAGTCCTTCAGCCGACGAACAACGCCCTCCGTCTTTCCGGGGCCGGAGCCTGTACGCTCCCGCCATGTCACCGGCGTATCGGTCACATAGAGCGTCATATTCAGGGTGTCGGCCTTCAGCACGATGGTGTCGCTTACACTAAAGCCTTTTTCGGTCGGGTACTCAGGCACATCCGCTTCATAGCCTTCTTCGGAGTCGATTAGGGCATCAAACTCGATGTCAGCGACACTGACGGGCTGTTTTGCTCTTGCCATGTACTCTCACCTACTTTGCAAATGCCAGCGCACGGGCCATTTCGCCGGTAGCATCGCCTGCGGCCTTATCCATAGCCTCAGAACTCTTTTGCTGCCCGGCACGGTCGCCGTTGAACTGGTTGTTGATGTTTACATTCTGGGTCACAGTGCGCCCGCCGGTCGTTCCGCCGGTTGCGCCCCGCCCGGTGGCTTTGGAAACCACATTGGCCTTGGCAATGACCGACATTTCGCCGGTCATGCCTTCCAGTGCATCCTTCACCTTCTTCTTGCCGGAAGTGATGCCCGATGCCATCAGGTCGATCATGTCCGGCATATAGGTGTGGAAGTCGCTCAGGGGGCCATCCTCCGGCTCCGAGAATCCGAGGAACGACTTGATCTTATCGGCTACGCCTTTTACAGCCTCGCCTACACGGCCTACCGCAGACTGGATGCCCGATACGATGCCGTCGATGATGTCGGAACCCCACTTCAAAGCCTCTATCGGAAGTGAAGTTATCCAGTCGATAGCGGCTTGGAAGCCCAACACAATAGCATCGCGGACGTTGCCAATCGTAGTCTTGATGCCTTCCAGCAGATTGCCTGCCGCCTCACGAATCTTATCCCAGTTCTTCCACAGCAAAACGCCGATTGCGATTGCAACGGCGATTGCCAGAATGACCGGGCCGAAGGCGCTGGCAAGAACAGAGATTACCGCACCGACCACCTTGATAACGGTGATGATGCTCTTTACAACAACAAAGGCCAGCTTAATAACGGAAATGACCGCTTTCACAACAGAAATAACGGTTGTAATCACGCCAAAGATAGCTGAGATGCCCTTGACAGCGGCTATGACAGCCACCACGCCCACGGCAATTCTGCCGATGGATTCACCGATGTCTGTCCATTTTTTCTTATCAACCTTCCCGCTCGACAATTCCTTGAAGAACTGAGCGATACCGGGGGCTACCTTGGCTACGGCTTGCTGTATCTCCTCAAACGCCACCACCGCCGCAGTTCGGATGCCCTCAAATATGGGAACAACCACATTACGGATGCCTTCGCCGATGTAGCCGATGGCCTGCTTGATCTTCGTCCATACTCCGACGATGTTCTGGCGCAGCTTTTCGCAGTCAACGCCAGCTCGTTCGAGCATGGTTCCGAGCAGGCTGTTGTCGCCCCGCATGAACGAGATGAAGTCCTCAATCACGAGAGCCAGCAGCAGGAAGACAGCAAAGAAGGCCAGTGCCTTCCCGTGGCCCAGCCCTATTGCCCGTGCCAGCTTCGTAAAGCCGCTTATGGCCGCTCCGATTTTCTTGAGGT